CTATTGAAATCGTTAACACTGAAAGTGCGGAGACTACATGGAGACTAAGGACTGGTATATAGAATACGCAACTGGAAGTATCAGTAATCGTAATCAAGTATGCAATATAAAAGAGTTTGCAGATATTGCAAAAAATAACATTGGTAAAGAGATATACCGATCTATGTTTTTATATGATAAAACTATTATTGATTTTATAAAAACAAATCAAACTGTAGTTGGATTTAACGGAACACAAAGCATAGATAAAATTGTTATTGACGTTGATTATATAATAAATGATAATGAATTAGGAAATCAAACACGTAAAAAAGTGTTAAATGTAGTAGATGCAATGGAAAAATTAACCATAGATCCTACACATTATAACTTATGGTTTTCTGGTAAAGGTTTTCATATTCATTTAGCAAATGTGTATAAGTTTGAAGATTCAAATCAAATAGCTAAACAAGTACGTGCAACTATGCAACGTGATTTTGGAGAGCATATTGATTTAATCTATGATAGTAGAAGACTTATACGAGCTGGTTTTTCTTTAAATAAAAAAACAGGATTATATAAAGTACCTATATCTTTTGACGAACTAGAAACGTTGACTTATCAACAAATTACAGAATTAGCAAAAGAACCAAGACAAGATTATAAACCACATAGAATAAAACAAGAAAAGCTAACTGCATTAGAAGCAATGGACATGAGTCGTAAAAACATTGCTGAGGTACGTAAAGTATTTGATAACGCTAAAGGCGAAACTACTAGGTTTATTACTTGTGCTCAACACATATATAATGCTGGACATGTACCAAGCAAAAGACATAAACACCTTATTGCTTTAGTAAGCATTTGGCGTAAAAAATACGCTTTTGATAAGGTTGGATGTGACTTTCTTGCACGTGCATACATGTCTAATATGGATAAACCATTACCTTCTGTTGAAGTAAGTAAAATTGTAAGTGATGTATTTAAGAATGATTACTATTATAGTTGTAGTCATCCTGATCTACAGCCTTACTGTGATAGTAAATGCATGCTTTACAAATACAAGAATCTAGATGAAGAATCAAATGTATTAACAGCAGAAGATATGATTAATAACTTAATTGATCATTATCAATCTGATTACACAAACAGACAATTTGATCTAAAAACTATCTTTCCTTTCATGTCTAAATCACATCTGTTTACAACAGGACAATTAGTTACATTGATTGGCGATACAGGATTAGGTAAAACTGCTTTTATTAGCTACTTAATAACACAATTACCACAATTAAAAACATTATTTCTATCTCTTGAGGTTGATGAGTTTACTATGTCAAGAAGACTATTGCAGGCTTCTCTGTCAAAATCAAAAGAAGAAATCATACAACTATTAAAGAATAGAGATATGGATTTAATACGAAAAGCAAATGAGCAAATAGATCATATTAAACTAGAATGCAGTAGTCCTGATATTCAAGACTTAGGAAGTCATGTATCAGAACATGAAGCTAAAATTCTAGTGGTGGATACAATTGATCGTGTACCAGCTAAGTATGTTAGTAAGGATGATTTTGCAAGACAAGAAGCAATTGCAAATGGATTAAAAGATTTAGCAATGAAAGAAGATGTGCTTGTTATTGCAATACATCATATTTCTAAATCTGCATCAAGGCAGCTAAAAGAAACACGTACTTTAGATGTACATAGCGGTAAAGGTAATAGTGCTATAGAACAGAAATCTGACCAGTTTATTACATTTGATGGTAGAAATCCACGTGGCAAGCATCGTATTGTTAAATCTGAAAAAGCAAGAGATGAATCTAAGTTTGAAATTACACTCAACTTCGATTGGAACACTTTTACTTTTGGTAAAAGAAATTAATAATCATGAGGCACAGACTAGCAATTTGTGCCTCAAACTACATACAAAAGGTATCAAATGGCTATTGTAGAAATACATATAAAAAATAATATTGTTGAAAAAATATCTGGACAAGATACAATTGTATATATACATGATCACGATATAAATGAAACAACAACAATGTTATTTAAAAAACAGGAACAAAAATATGAACAACGGACACGTACTAACTCTCTTCGGTTTTCCAATATTGAAGAGGCTATTAATAAGAAATAAAGAACATACAACATATAAAATAACTTTGCTTAGAATTTTTATGATTAGTGTAGGCTTTTCAACGTACCAAGGAGAAAACATACATATAATGTTAGGATTTACTAAGTTAGAACTATTTACTTCATTTACAATTAAAAATAGGTGGTTGCGATGAAAATACCGACAATAGAAATAAAACCAATGCCAAAAAATAAACGTATGGCAACTCTTATAGAGCATTTAGCAAACTTAGAAGCTACTGATTACGGAAGAATAAGCGAAGAAGGAAAAGAATCATTAGGTAAGATATGGAATTTGTTAGGAATGCCAAGTCAAGAAGAATTAGAACTATCTAAAGAATCAAAAAATGCCAAATCCTAGATCTTCTAAAGCAAAAGGCAGACGATTGCAAAATTTAATACGAGATAAACTTCGATCTAAGTTTCCTAAATTAGAAGAAGATGATATTAAATCTCAAACAATGGGCATGACAGGAGAAGATATAGTCCTCTCTCCTGCTGCAAGAAAATTAATACCATATTCTATTGAATGTAAAAACGTAGAAAAACTTAATATTTGGAAATCATTAAAACAGGCAGAAGCAAACGTACATAAGGATGCAACACCTGTATTAATTATTACAAGAAATAATACACCAGTATACGTAGTAGAAGATATAGATAAATGGTTAGAAAGAATTTAAAGATATGACAGTCTTTAAATACCTTTTAGTCTGATTATAGCTACGCTTAGGATAATAGGTTAAAAAGGTAGCAATTGAAACAGTAAAGGGCACAAGGTTGGCTCCAAGTGCCCTTTATAAATGCAAACATTATAACATGGGAGTTACAAATGAGTGCTGATAAAGTTAAAGATAAAGTATCAGAAGAACAACTATGGAACAAATATGATATAGTTGTTGAAGCATTAGATAAAATAATAACAACACACGCTGATAGCGGAACACTAAAAAAGATAGCTAAACAAGCTATACAAGATTCTAAACTAAAATTAGGAAAATAATTATGGAATATTATAACCCTAGTAAAAATCAATTATGGGTATTTAAAAATCAAGTAATTGATAAACCAAAAAGAAACAATAAAAAATATACATTAAAATATTGTAAGTCTTGCAATAAAACATGGGAAATTAGTTGTGAAAAAACAGTTGTAACCTATGAAGGCTTACCTACTTATGGACTTGAAAGAGAAACTTGTAAATACTGTAAAAAGGAAACTGTATGAATATAGCAAAAGTAAAAATAGATAAACGAGGAAGAATAAATCTTCCATTACAATTCTTAAAAGCAAATAATATAATACCAGAAAAAGTAGTAGTAACCATTAAACCTACTAACTCTGATTTTATAAAATTGTACTTTGATAAAAAGGAGGATGAATGACACCTTATATTCTATATGAAATAGCAACTACTCAAGTATTTGATAACTTGTTTATTGGATTTTGTATTGTAGTCTTCTATTATTTAAATAAAATGGATAGAAGAGAATATCATAAAAAATAACGTTAACTAAACCGAAGCAGGAAACAGTAGAGCGTAGAAGGCTAGCCAAGCGATCAGACAACCTCGACCTTTCCTGCTGACGTTTAAAGGAAATAATATGTTTGAACATGAAAAAAACATGGAACATCCTATGTATAAAAAAGGATTTCAATATGTCTTTGATCATTATGGTGTTCCTGAAAAACCATCAGAAGAATTAATTAGATTAAGAAAAAAACGTAAACTAATAATGCGTCGATTAACAACAATAGAAAATAACAATATTACACTGAAAAAAGAGTTGGATAACCTTTCAGAAATTAATTTTAAATTAAATCTTAGTCGTAATTATTATAAAAAAACTCTTAATAGGTTAAGAATAAAACATAAAACACTTACGTCTAAGTGGTATGTAAAATTATTTGGCCAAGGGCTTTGCGGCGGCTGGGCCCGCGGCGTAGCAGTA